AGGCCCGAACGCTCGTAAAGTTGTGCCACTCCCACCAGCCCCAGTAGGCCCGAACGCTCGTAAAGTTGTGCCACTCCCACCAGCCCCAGTAGGCCCTAACGCTCGTAAAGTTGTGCCGTCACCAGTCGTGCCTAATGTCGTGCCATTTGTCCCGACTGGTAAACCTGTACACCCTCCAGTCGTGCCTAATGTAGTTCCAAGTTTGACTGATTCAAAAGCAAAACACAATATAGCACTAGCATCAATAGCAGCTGAAAAACATGAAAATATGAAAAGATATATTGACGAACATCACGCGATTATGTCGTCTAGTATGACGCAGTCAGAGAAAAATCAAAAATTCATGGAACTTGCGAAGATGTATAACAATCAATTAAAAAAATAAGACTTTTTTATTAAATAATTATATTATATAATAAATGTCTCATAAATCATTTCCTTATGCAAGAATTGCAACATTCGGTCAATTGAATCCGGTCCTCCGAACCGATCCTGTTGGATACTCTATCTATAAAGATATTGATTCGTCATTTGATATAGGCCCGACATCGCGTCTATTCGGACCTGAACAACCAAATTCTCAATTATATATGGCAGAGAAATGCTCAAAAGAATGGGACGGAGCCTGCGAATTGCTCTCTCGCAACAACGATGGTACAAAATGTAACGCCGGAAAAGTCGAATCCCCACTATTTAAAACACCTTCTCCTCCCGGTATGACAATCGGTGATTTTCTTGTCGAAAACGCAGCCGTTCTTAAATTTTGTGACATGTCTTCATGCAAAATGACGCACGAATCTTACAATCCAATGGATCCAGCATCGCCTTACGTTACTTCTTACTCGGGAGACGGCTATGTAGAGTGTCTGCCCGTTTGCAAAGCGCCGGAAAACCCGGATAGCGATGTTCTTCTCAATAAAGTATTGAACAAACCACATCTTCACGTGGATTTATTGGTAAACATGTACCATAACGTGGCAGATCGTAAAAAATATGAAAATACGCGTTTGGGAATGATCTTTTCAGTATTGGATGCTTATTTCCAGAAATAAATAAATAATTTTAAAAATGATAATATTATAGTTAAAATATAATATTAAAAATAATCTCTTGAAAATGTCTTTAAAAGATGTCATGTTGACCGAGGACGATCACATTGCCGTGATGGCCTCCTATTTTGCAGAGAAGGGACCTGCCTTTCATCAGTTTGATAGCTATAAGCATCTCGTCGACAAGATGATGCAGGAGATAATCGACGAAACGCCATCGCTGTATATTAACACTAAAACTACCCAATACCGAGCGACGTTTGGACAGGTTTACATCGAGCGTGCGTGTTTCGTCAATGAGACTCGAACTACAAAATATATTTACCCGCAAGAAGCGCGACTTCGCGATCTTACCTATGAATCGCCTGTATTTGTCGACATTGTAGAAGAATTTTGGGAGCTGAATGAGAGCGGCGAGTTCGAGAAGGTAAATACAATTGACCACCGAAAGATTCTCTTGATGAAGATTCCGGTGATGGTACGTTCGTCTCTGTGCAATCTCTACAAACTAGGTATGGACGAGTGTATTCAAAAAGGCGAATGCCCCAATGATCCAGGCGGGTATTTCATTATTAACGGCAAGGAGCGTGTATTGGTTTGCCAGGAACGTCTTAACTATAACCAAGTCTATATGTTTGAAAGCAATGACGACAAGACTCCTCATATATCTGAGATCCGAAGCATGTCAAAAGAAACCGGTCATTCAGTCCTTGTTCAGGCGAAGATGTCGAAAGACGGCAAAAATATTTGTTTCTCGTTGCCCTATATGTCCAAGGATATCGCGGCCGGGGCAGTTTTTAAGGCCCTCAATATGAATAGTCAGGATATCGTCCGTTTTATTCAGCCGTCCACAAAAGAAGAACATGTTCTAGTCGATCGTTTGATTCGCGAGAGTATTGCCTATACGAACAAGGAGAAGGCTATCAAATACATATCGAAAGCCTGTATGAACAAAGTGGAGGATGACGAAGAGCGGTGCATTATTTATACGGAGCAGGTAATTGAAAATGAGCTTTTTCCTCATATGGGAATTTCAACGCCTATCGAAAAGTGCATTATCCTTGGCGATATGCTGAATAAATTGTTTCGCGTGTTTTTGAAAATGCGCCTGGAAGACGATCGAGACAACGTATCGTTGAAGCGAATCGAAGGTCCTGGTGTACTGATCGGCGATTTGTTCCGGATGAGCATGAAACGGTATTGCGACAATTTGAAGAAGTATTTGGAGAAACGACAGGATATTATCACGGCCATGAATCGTACCAATAGCATTACTGCTGTTCTAAAACATACCTTTTCAACCGGAAATTGGGCTGCCCAAAAAAATACGTACGTTCGGACAGGTGTGAGTCAGGTCATCAATCATTTAACCTACCCTGGCACAATTTCACATCTTCGGCGTGTTGTTATTCCGGTGGGAAAAGAGGGAAAGAACGTAAAGATTCGTCAAATTCATCCATCGCAAGCGTTTTTCATTGATATTATTGAGTCTCCGGAAGGTAAGAGCATTGGGATTGTTAAAAATCTGGCTCTTCTTTGCAACATTACTACGGGTGTCAACCCTATCCTTACACGAGAGATGATTGAGAAGTGCGAACATATAATGGGATGTGAGTCTTACTTCGACCGTGTTGATTGGTGGAGGGTCTACTTGAATGGAACGCTGATTGGAGTTTCGTATCAACCCGAAAAATTGCACGACGAGCTCAGAGAACTCAGAGAACTGAATGTTTTTAGCAGTCAGGTATCATTTTACATGGACAAGGACGATCGTGAAATCCGTGTGTTTTGCGACGCCGGTCGATACATTCGACCCGTCCTGAAAGTTGAACCGGGCAATATTCTGGCGCTTACTAAACGTCACATTACCGAAAAAGTATCGTGGTCGGATTTGCTAGATAATGACATTGTCCGTTACATTGACAGCAACGAAGTTGAGAACAGTCTGATCGCAATGAACGCACCCGATCTGATTAAATACGGCAACCACAATTACGATTATTGCGAGATTCATCCGTCGGCAATGCTAGGCGTATGCTCGGCGGTTATCCCTTACCCGGAACACAACCAGAGCCCTCGTTTGGTGTACCAGGCAAGCATGGTAAAACAGGCACTTGGTGTATATTCTCTCGCTTTCCAACATCGTTTTGAGGCAGTCACACATGTGATGCACTATCCTCAAAAACCGATGGTATCAACAAAATTCGACTCGATGTTGAAGTACGACGAGATGTTGACTGGTTGCAATCCGATTGTCGCCATTGCTACGTACGGCGGTTGGAATCAGGAAGACAGTGTAATGTTAAATCGGTCAGCAGTTGATCGTGGAATGTTTGTGCATACGTGCTATAAGACGTTGATCGTCGAAGAGCATAAGAAGACAAACAATAGTTTCGAGAAGATCGAAGTGCCCCCTCCGTCGGCACAGAACAAGACTATGAATTATTCAAAGTTGGGTCCGAACGGCATTGTCAAAAAGGGTGTTCCGGTGAACAAAGGCGACATTATCATCGGGAAGACATTGACAAAGGTTCAGAAAGACGAGGATGATAAGACGGATTGTTCGCTGGCCATTGGAAATGGCGAAGAAGGAATTGTCGACGAGATTTGGGAGGGACTAAACGAGGATGGCTACAAAATGATCAAGATCCGGATTAGACAGTTGCGAACGCCGGAAGTCGGCGATAAATTTGCGTCGCGATCTTCTCAAAAAGGTGTGTGCGGCTTGCTGTTGTCGCAAGAGGACATGCCATTTACCGAGTCTGGAATGTCTCCTGATATTATTATCAATCCTCATTGCATCCCGTCGAGAATGACAATGTCTCAGATGATTGAAATGCTTCTTGGTAAAACGGGTGCGTTGGCTGGCAAGCTTGGCGATGCAACTGCGTTTACGGCGAGTAGTATAAATCCGGTTGAGTCAATTGCGAAGCAGTTGGCATCGTTTGGGTTCGAGAGACACGGCAGTGAACGATTGATTTCGGGTTTCACCGGAGAGATGATGGAAGCGGAGATCTTTATTGGCACGGCGTATTATCAGAGATTGAAGCATTTAGTCAAAGATAAAATGCATTGTTTGACACTCGATCATGAAGTTCTGACATTGGATGGATGGCGTCCGATTTCTGAAATTACAGTAAACGATCGAGTTGCCACTCTATCTCAGACTACTGGAATTCTTGAATATCAGTGTCCCACTCATACCTGGAAATATGAAAATTACGAGGGTGAAATGTATCATATTAAAAATCAATCAATTGATTTATCTGTAACTGGAAAACACCGTATGTGGGTATCGAGTCTAAAAGGAAAACGAGGCGATGTAAAATGGACGGATTACGGATTTGAAGAAGCCCGTGATCTAGTCGGAAAACACCGTCGTTACAAGAAAGACGCGGACTGGGTATGCAACGATTATCAATTTACACTTCCAGGTGTTACCGGTAAATATGAAGATAGAACACTTAGTGCAGAAGAGATGGATGCGTTTATTGTGTTTTTTGGTATTTGGTACGCAGAAGGATGGGCGACTGGTAAAGATACATACGGACGTGTTACGCTTTCTGTAAATAAGAAGAGGGTTAAAGATGCGATATTCCCGTCTTTTCAAAAATTGGGATACGATTATATTTTTGACGAAAAAACACAGAAGGCAACTGTGTCAAATAATCAATTATACCGATACATGAAGCCTCTAAGCGTAGGCGCTCCCCAAAAGAAAATGCCGGCGTGGACAATGCAACTATCAAAAAAACAGTCTCGTTTGCTACTTGAATCGATGATTTTAGGGGATGGCTTTTACGTAACGTCGCATCCGGAACGATGTGCTTACTATACGTCTTCTAAAAAACTTTCTGATCAATTCCAGCAACTTTGTTTACACGCCGGTTGGGCATCTACCGTATCTGTTCATTATCACGCCGAAACAAACGAAACATTTATAAAAGGCCGAAAAATTGTGAATGCGTATGACGTATTGCGATTGAGTGTAATTAAATCAAAAGTAAACCCCTCTGTAAATCACGGCCACTCTCATAAGCAATCAGTTCAAGAAGAACGATTTGTACAAGAGAAATGCGACGTGATGTGTATTACTGTTCCCAATGAAGTTTTTTACGTTAGACGAAACGGTAAATCAGTTTGGACTGGAAATTCACGTGCCCGGGGCAATGTTACAATGATGCATCATCAGCCCAGCGAAGGGCGATCGAAAGACGGCGGTCTAAGAACGGGTAGAACCATTTTGCTCGTAATAGTACAGATTACAACCCTGTGCTAGTCTGGTGTGACAGGCAACATATTCAAATTGCGGGAAACTCCTTTCTTGAAAAAAGATTGAAAGCCTATATTACCAAACCGTGGTCGAAAGACTGCGGCGGCGCGTGCTAATTACACGCGGTAGGGTAAAAAGATATAGGATAGGGACAATCCGCACGCCAAGCTCCTTACCTCGTACGGCGTATGAAAAGGAGAAGGTTCAGAGACTAGATGGATATGGACTTAGCGCGCGACGCGCTTGGTTTAAGGTATAGTCCGACCCACTCGAAAGAGTGTTGTTATCAAGTTTGATAGTATCGTCACAATATGTTTAATGCGTTAAAAAACATAGATATATCTTACGAAATAATAAAACTGATTTTATAGGAAACATTCTACACTAACAATAAAAAATGAACGAACCAACAGAAATTTATAAGCCCGTTAACATAAAAGATTTTGATAAATATTACGAAGTTTCAAATTTTGGAAATATTTATTCAAAGGTTTCAAAAAGAAATCTAAAATGTTATGACAATAACGGTTATCTTAATATAAGATTGAACAAACCATATGCATATCAAGTAGCAGTAAGCCGTTTAGTAGCCTTAACATTTGTACCTAACGATCAGCCATCTATTAACATTGTCGTAAATCATATTGATGAAAACACCCATAACAATCATTACCAAAATCTTGAATGGGTAACCCAAAAAGAAAACATCAATAAGGCGACAAAAAATATGACACACGAAAAACCTGTCTTAAAAATGGATTTAGATGGTAATGTAATTGATACATATGATACAATTAATGAGGCAGCCAGATCAGTTGGCGTAGATCGTACAACAATCGGCAAAGTTGTGTGCGGTGTTAACCAAACTGCCGGTGGGTTTAAATGGGCTTACAAAACATCCGAAAATCGTCCTGAAAACCGACTTGATGTAAACTTATCTGAAGGTAAATGTCTTGAATTTATTGAAAAAGAATACAAAGATTATTATGTATTCAGAGATAGCAGTATCTATAACAAGGCGCGAAAATGCTTTTTGAAACCGTGTAGAAATCAAAAAGGCGCTGAATACGTAACTCTTCCTTCAAATAAAGAAGACAAAACTAAACAGAACGTATACGTCAACCAATTGGTTGCAAGGGCTTTTATCGAAAATCCTCTTAATAAAAAAAAAGTGATGCATATAAATGGTATTAAATCGGATAATAATATGGAAAATCTAAAATGGTTCTAATTTTTTTGACCTATAATTGAGGTTGGACGCGAGGAAATGGAGAGAGACGCATTAATTGCCCACGGCGGTAGTGCATTTATTCAGGAGACGTTTTTTGATATGAGCGACGTGTATCAGGTAAACGTGTGTGACCATTGCGGTGGTATCGTATCGGCGGCGAAGGAGTGTAGGACGTGTAAATCGGGAGACATTGCGAAGACCAATATTCCGTATTGCGCCAAGCTTTTGTTGCAAGAGTTGCAGGCTCTTGGAGTAAGTATTAAAATTAGTACGGTATAAATTAATTTTCATTAAAAAATTAATTTTGCTCAAAGATTTGGATTTAAACATTTATATATTAAATAAAATGGATCATAATAATCATAGCGATCATAGCGAACATCATTCAAAGAAAAAGAAATCAAAGAAACATTCCCACGATACCGCTCACCTTCCCGAGGTCGTTCTCGCCGAGGTCATAGCACCTGTTCCCGATGTTGTGGTAGTACCTGAGGTCGTTCCCGATGTCGTAGCACCTGTTCCTGAGGTTGTGGTAGTATCTGAGATCGTTCCCGATATCGTAGCGCCTGTTCCAGATGTTGTGGTAGTATCTGAGATCGTTCCCGATATCGTAGCACCTGTTCCCGAGGTTGTGGTAGCACCTGTTCCAGATGTTGTGGTAGCACCTGAGATCGTTCCCGATGTCGTAGCACCTGTTCCAGATGTTGTGGTAGCACCTGAGATCGTTCCCGATGTCGTAGAATCTGATATATCGGAAACTCCTGACTTGGTTCAAGAAGCCGTCAAAGATATTGAAAATGTTGTAGACGAAATTGTAGACGAAATTGTTGATGAGATTGTTCCATCCAACGTACAGAATGGTGTCGAGGATATCGTTAACAATGTTGTCAACGGTGTTGTTGAAGAAGTAGTTGAAGACGTCGAAAGTTTAGTTCCACATGTTGTTAGGAACGTCTTGAACGAAGCGGTAAAAGAGATAGAGACGAAATGTATTGTAGTAACAAAGAAGGCTCCATTAAACAAAAATATCGTCCAAATCAAGAATATAGAGCCAAAGAATCCGGTAAAAATAGTTAAGATCGTAGAACCGGTGAAGGAGAAAAGGTTTTGTATTCTACTGTAATCTAAAATTGTAAAAAAGATTTACGATTTTAACACATTTTTAATACACCCATCGCTTTATCGATAAACTCTTCTGATATTAGTATTAAATTGTGGGCGTACGTGTTAACGTATAATAGAGGTATACTATTTTTGTAAAAAATGCCAGAAATATGATGGACAATCCCAATATGATCGATTCCCGGAATATCTTCGTGGATGTTTACGATATGGTAGTATCGTCTGTCGTACACATTACATATGTCCGTAAATGCGTCATCATCGTCTCCGCTATATTTATACAACGTAATTTCATCTTCTAGAAACGTTTGGCACATAATGTTCTCATCAGACTTTATAAATAACCTATAGTGTCTTCGGTATTCGTCTCTTGTGAATTTATAGATCCTTACTTTACGTGGCATAAGTGTCGTAGAAAACGTATGACCGTTCATTTATTAAATATTTATAAATGTATAAATTTATAAATCTTAATTATGCAGCGCAAGCCATTGCTTCATATCCTTTGGCAGCCATTTAATGCTATTGTAGTCAATTGTCATTACTTCGGTCGTATTGTCCTTCGTAGAGTACGGAATAATAAGAGTTTGGGCATTCTTATTGTACATCACCGATAGCGTAAACTCAACATAAAACCGATTAAAGTAGAAAGGCTCACTTACCTGTTTCAGTTCCCAATCACTGGAATAACGCAACAGACGATGATAGTATTTACGCGTATCCTTATGAACAACTTCGTGAGCGGCAACAATCCAATCATCGCCTACGCGCACAGGCACTGCTGATCCGCGAACATTCGACAAATCGTACTCACTGTATTGCTCCTTTGTGACGGTTGTTGCGCCCGTCTCCGTATCAATTCGAAGAATGGTAAGCGGATGATGCGAATAAATGGCACAGAGATCGGGACCATCTGAAAATAGAACCCAGTTCTTTTGGCAAATATCGTCCTTGTACGTAATAGGAATAACACGATCGATAACAAACTTCTCGTTTTCGTCTTTGGAAAGCGATAGAAATACTATAGACGGATGGTTGTGTTGTCCATACTCCCAGTGTACACCCAGACCATACAACTTGTTGTCGTGCCACACCACTCGAATATCCTCGAACCCTTTAATATGTGATTCGCGGGCAAGTGGGCGAGGATCGGTGCATTCTAGTTCGTAGCAGATTTGCTGGTTTCCGTCCGAATCGAATTCTCCCCAGTAATTTTTGGTACGAACCGTGCCTTTTGTGTCGCGCATCGTATACTGAAATTGATCGTTCAAACTATAATTAACGGCGCGTACGACTCCTTTGAACGAACCATTATTTTCTAAATGAAAGCATGCACTAGACGAGATATAGGGTTCCTGTGTGCAGACAGATAGAACTTTGTGAGAAATTGAGTCGATTTTGGGGATATAAAAGAAGCTGTTCGATAAGGTCGAATCTTTCAAGAATTTAGGAATTGATGGTGTCATCATTAAATACTGGCAGGCAATTAAACCTTCGCGTTTCTTATTGACATAATAGCCGATGATACTTAGTTCTTCTATCAGTTTATATTCGTAAATTGGATGCTCAATAAAAAGAACCAAATCAGACGGATACTGAATGGTCAATGCCTGCTTCAAAAACAGATAAGCTGCCTGGTTTCGGCCACCGTATCGATAGTGTTGGATGATTCGGTAAAGAGTCTCGTTTCGAGCGGGAAGCGCTTCGTAGCCCTTAATCCATTCTAAAATTGCCTGATCGTGTTTTCCGTCTTTCGCTAAAAGTTCGCCGCGTCTTTTGTAAGCGATAAAGATTTCCTCGTTCCAACCTCCGATATCAATTCGCTTTTGATACAAACGCAATGCGTTTTCAGACTCACCTAAATCGGCGTAAGATTGAGCCAAATAAAAGTAGTAACGTTCATTTTTAGGTTCGTCCTCTATGCCCTTAGTTAGGAGTGCAACGTCGCGTGTAAATTTGTCGGATTTACAGCCTCCGTCGCCTCTGTCGTCAATATGGACAGTATCCAATTTACCTTCTGTGTTGTGACCATCGCATCCCCAGTATTCATGTGTAACTCCAATGCACTTATATGGAAGATCGGCTCGAAATAGACGCGTGTTATAGTATTGAATGCAGTCGGTTCGTTGTTGTACAAGCCATGCTTGTTTTTCGGCGATGGCATCTTTATTAAAATTAGAATGAAAACATAGGAGCATATCGGCATCTATAGTAATGAAGTAAGTGCTGGACGGGTCTATCGATGACTCGCGGATCCATTCTTGGCCATTGGTTACGCTTTTTGATCGATTGTACCCAAAATTTTTCCACTGGTCTCGGTATACTTTTCCAGGAATATTATTTTCGGAAAGATAATTTTCAATAATTTCGGGTGTAGAGTCAGTTGACCCAGTGTCAGAAATTACAATATGGTCAACATATTGACGAATTGAATCTAGACATCTGGTCATAATCTTGGATTCGTTCTTTACAATCATAATTAATGTGAGTGTTGGCATTTTGATTTCTTTCTTATTAATTCAATATCTTAAATTAGAATTTTAAATATACCCTTTACAGGCCTCGCTGTGTGACTCCATAAATCTTTGATCGTTTCGGTAGCTTTCACAAAATTTTCATAAAGACTATAAAAAGTGCAAGAATATAGACAACATTTTAATAAAGTTTAGGATAATGTAGAAATTGAACATGCAATAATTTTAAATTGAAATTACCTTTTCTAAATTCTAGAAAAGTGTAAACTATGGATAAGCAAGTGTTTGTAATTGAATTGTATGATTGTTTTCACAAGATTTTACTTGAACCAGTAAAAGACTTTGAAGAAATCCAAACGGCGTTCCAAAGCATTTTCAAAATCCTTTTTCGCAAACATAAAGGCGCGTTCTCCGAAATGCCTAGAAAACATGAATTATATACTATATACGAAGACCTTGTTAAATTAAAAAAGTTAGAAAAAACTTTTATTTTTGAGACAATTCTTACATCTAAGTTGGTTCGAAGTAGCAGTGGCGTTTTACCTATTAGTATTGCATTAAGCGGGGCAGAAGGAAGTTGCGATTCAGATTGTTCAATGTGTCCAAACGAGTGTAAAGCTAACGGAGCAGACCAAGATATTGCGCGTAGTTATCTTAGTAGCGAAGGAACATTTATCCGGGGCAAGATTCAGAAATTTAATATTTGTGAGCAAATCTGGCGTCGTCTAGCCGAACTTGAAGCCATGGGACACCCTCCCGATAAGTTGGAGTTTATTGTTTTGGGCGGAACATTTGACTGCTTCCCTCGCGAATATCGGCTTCAAACAGCCCTTGATATGTTCTACGCATGCAATCTCTATCAGCAAATTTCGATCAGGTTCAACGGTCGGTATTCGGATCTCTTGACAGAATGGATACAAACAAACCCATTTGCAACCAATTCGCCGCTTTCTATTAAACTGACCGAGTTTTTGTACAGCATTCGCGAAAGACCACTTGTCTCCGGTCAAGAATCTCAGAAACAAATTGACCGAATTATGAAAGCCGAACAATTATTGAACACGAAATCGAAGTGCTGTCGTATGATTGGAATGGTCCTAGAAACACGCCCCGACCGAATTAATCGGTACAGCCTAACTGATTTACGAAAACTTGGATGCACACGTATTCAAATTGGTATACAGAGCGATAACGACAATGTTCTAGCCTACAATAATCGAGGTCATACGTTTGACAAAAGCGTGAAGGCCATTGCTCAAATTCGAGATAACGGATTTAAGATCGATGGTCATCTGATGCCCGATCTTCCCAGCACAACTCTTGAAATTGACTATGAAATGGTTCGACATATCTTCTACGGAGATGACGCACAGCTTGATTATTGCAAGATCTACCCTTGTCTCGATTTGCCGTATACTCAGATTCGAAAATGGAAGGAATCGGGGGCGTGGCAACCAATTGCAGAGAACCGTTTTCCGGAATTTCTTGATTTTTTGGCGTATACCATGTCGATCGTACCGCCGTGGACACGTGTTAATCGAGTTCAGCGAGACTTTCCGGAAGCAAGCGACAAAAATAACCAACTTGGGTTTGTTAGCGATACTATCAGAAGCAACCTGCAACAAATGGTAAGTCAACACATGCAGAAAAAGGGTATGAAATGTTATGATATTCGTTCAAGGGAGGTTAGAAACGGCTTAATCGATAATCAACTGGACCGTGCCAGACTTTACGTCAGAATCTATCGAGCCAATGAAGGCACAGAATTTTTCCTATCGGTTGAAATCCCTCAGTCGAAACGGTCGATTAATTACGACTTTAACGACACCAGTTTGCTTGGCCTGTGTCGTCTTCGTATTCCAGATTACGAATTTTCCGAAAAAACGAATACCCCTTTCCATTACTTACCGGTTTATCGCAAAAGGGAGCGGATTGCTCGTATTAGAGAACTACATGTTTATGGCAATATTGCAACATTCAATACACGCCAAGAGAATGGAAACTCGCAGCATCGTGGAATCGGTAAATTTTTAATGAAAGTTGCAGAATGTATTGCAGGCTTGTACGAGTGTTCACTGGTTACTGTTATTAGCGGAATTGGAGTTCGCGACTATTACGAGAACATTGGATACACACTCGACGATAACGAGGATCAGTATATGGTAAAAACTCTCTTGCCAAATGTTCAGAACTCAAATACCTCAAATACCTCAAATAACCTCGTATTATTTGGTAAGTACTACGATGTTCGAGACATACAGAGTGCCGTTATGGGAAGTAAGATTTCAACGAAATATATCACGAATAATATGAATAATCGTATGGATACACATCTCTATGAAAAATATGACTACGGCCACATTAATGACGCACAAGGATTCTCATTTAGCCCCATATTAACTTATAAATATAAGAGTTATACCAAGTATATCAAGTATATCCTCGTTTTTCTGGCGTCTATTTTTTTAATTATTTTTGTATTATAATTTATAAGATATCTCTTATAAATAAAATGTCTCTTTCGGTCATCGACGACTCGATAAAAACGAAGCATTGCGAAAAAATATACGAAAATTTGGTTAAGAATGCGAATCAACCTTTTTTGAATATCTTGAACGACAAAGACCAAATTATTTTACAGCTCAAACAACAAATTGACTACATCTACGCAAAACGCTACGGCAAAAAACGAATTGGTTAATCTAGATAAGTCGCTTGGCCTTTCTTACCGCTTGCTGAAACGCCTCTGCCGAATCAGTTGTCGATCCCCACAAGTGCCACCAGCTCCAAAATCCTGGCTTGTATGGGTCATTAATATGATCACTCGCGTGCCGATTACGGTATCTTTCGCGTCTCTCTTTGTCGTGGTGCAGCGTATAATCGCTCATCCCGCGATAACCGTACGATACTTTTTTAAGACGGCCTTGCGATGTCGGGACATAAACATCCCACTTTTTCGTGGCGTTTGTGCTTTTGTACTTGGTGAAAGGCTTCTTTAAGCTTGTAGGCGATTTCATTTATTTATAAAAATAAATAAAATTATAATAATAAAATGATTCCGAAAATCATTCATCAAATATGGACACAGGGTTGTGACAGAGTTCCAGAAAAAACACGACGGTACGTCGATAAATGGAAAGATGTCGCCGCTAAAACCAACTATCAGTATATGTGCTGGTCAGACAATTCGATTAAAGATCTATTGAAGACATACGACGAATCACTTATCGATATCTACGACTCGTTCACCTTACCCCAGCAGCGTAGCGATTTTGGAAGATACCTTCTTCTCTACATAAAAGGCGGGTTCTATCTAGATATGGACATCGAACCCGGACACGAATCTCTTAACACATTGGTTGATAAAAACAAAATTGTTACAGGTTCAGGCGGCCATTCCGGTGTAACGCAGTCATTTATTGGAGCCGTTCCGTCTCATCCAATGTTTAAGGATTTAATAGAACATATACGAAACTCCTACCGGCGAAAATGGTACGAGTGCATTGATGTCATATACGTAGAACGGACAACTGGTGGCAAAGTCTACGCTGCCATGATTGAAAGATATCGCAACGACGTCTACCAAATCCCGTCCGAACTTACACCTCAGTGTAATTCATTCGACGAAGATTGCTCAATTGGGAATGAAAAATATAGTAACTCCATTACGATCACACATTTCGATAAAACGTGGAACATTCTTCTAGTATTTCAACATTTTATCACCTTTTATCGATTTGTAATGACGATCACCGCGTTTTTCTTGATCTATTTATGTTACAGCAGTTGTTCATCTTACGGAATCGACATATTATGCAACCTTCAACAGGCAATCATTGGGTTATTGATTCTTACCATTTTTTACCAATTGGTGTATTATCTCGTTATGAACAATGTATGCCGGGCGTCTGTTGTGTATTTTACTCTTCTACTAGTCTGTTACGTTTCGCTGTCGAAGAAGTGTAATGTATGCAAAATGTAATATAAATCAAACGACATCGAAAAAGTCTCATAAGAATCTTTCAGGACTTAGGAAATAATCGATTAATTGTAACGTTACAATTAATCTTAAAAACCGTATACGTACCATAAATGAATGATGTTTCGAATTGTTTCATCGGTCATTTTATACTTGAATTTTTTATGAGAATTTACGCGCTCAATAAGACCCTCAATAGACTCGAACAGTTCATCAATGCCTAGCTCTTGATCTTGATTCTCGGTAACACTATACTTTTTAGTGTCGCTATCGTAATTAATGTACATACGATTGACGTATGATCCGTCGTAATCGAGGCTTACGCAATTTGGTTCGTCAATCGAATAAATAAAAGAATGACCAGTCTCATTAAACTCCTTTCGATAGCCCTCGGTAATTGTGTCTGAGTGGTGTATCAAGTAACCAATTTCGGCCTTCTCCTGTACGCGGGACATATCTGTAAGCCTTGCCCATTTTTCAGAGTCGTAATAATAAAGTGCAAGTTGGCGAAAACAAAATGTTTTATAGGATAAACGAGTTAGAATGTCGGCAACTCTCTGATGAAACTCAAAGACAGAGTTAACAGCTTCGCCAACCTCAATTTCAAAGGACGAGCCAGCCAGAGATTTAATATAAACCTTCATTTATAATTACTACTACAATAATTATTAGATATTATCATTTTTATTTACGTGTCTTTCTAGATTTTTTAGGAGTCTTTTTTGTCTTTCTAGACTTTTTAGGAGTCTTTTTAGGAGTCTTTTTTGTCTTTCTCGACTTCTTAGGTGTCTTTCGCGACTTCTTAGGTGTCATCTTGAATAATCTATCAAAAAAAGATAGTTTTTCGCGCTTTGCTTTATAGACCCCAAAACCGTCAATAGGTAGTACACGTTTACCCAAAATATTATTTTCCGTAAAATATGATCCCCTGTATAATTTAACAGTCAACTCCTCATAATTTTGGCACTTTTCTTCATCTGTAACGCCAAGTCGGTTATTAGCCTTCTCGTAGACCCCAAAAATGTCTATTATATCGTAGTTACGATTGTTGATCGTCTCAATTTTTCTTAAATATGCTTCATATAGCTTTCTTTTAATGCACATTGCAACTGCCCTCATACCTTCATGAATTCCCTCTAATTCCTCATTACTTGCCTCATCAATTCTGTTTATAATTTCTGCTATTACCGGATTATAGATTTTAAACGAATCTTCTGCTCTGGCAACTTTTGGCTCATTTATTCCAAATAGCCGGCAAAACACTACAATAAAATCACGTGTGATTTTATGCGAGAAACCGAAAACGTGCAGAAATGGTCTATTTTCTTTTATCGGTATTTCTTCGACTAATCGTTCATTATTGAGACCAAGACACTCTTCCAATACAAACTTAGGCTCTAATAGATGGTTAAAAACCCCTTCATATCGCCGCTTAAAAAACATGATGGTTTTAACAGCGTTAGGAGCATCTCTATAAGCCTCTGAATTGTCTTTAAGCACTTTGTAAATTAGAGGTTTAACAAATTTTTCAAACCGATTGAATTCTTCAATACATGCCATAACATTTTTTACGCTCATTTATATATAAAAATATAAAAATAAATTATAAAAATCACCACTCCATTTTCTTACCCCCAGTACGTACCTTCTGTTCGCATTTTACGAGTTTTTCGTTACACGTATCAGCGTTTTTGGAGTACCTCTTACTAGCCTCCGTACATGCATCGTTATTCAATTTAAGAACACCCCACTTATTTCGAAGATCGGCAAGCTCATCGTCAACCGCATTTTTAGATTCCAGAATTCGGTGCATTTTTTCCTCCGTTTTCGACATCTCGCCAATCAATTTGGAAATATGTTTCGTCGCATCCTTGTACTGCTCCATCAAGTTTTCCGTTAGGTTGTGGCACGTACGTAACTTCTCTTCGTATTGGTCGGTTAAATTACGTACACGACGCTGATGTTTCTGCAACGTAGTAATCTTAGACCTAGACATTTATATATATCAGCAATTTATATTACACAGATTTACGCCGTTGGTGATTTAAAACTTAAAACGCCATTTGAGACATTAAAAAACAAAAATTATAAGTTTAATCAAAAAGATAATATTAGCCCTAACGTGCTGTATAGAAACTAGAAATAATTAGGCTGTTTATAATAAAATCTAGATTTTACTAGAATTTATCTAATTATTTTCTAGAAAAAAATAATTACAGTCTAAATAAAGACCCATAATAAAATGGACTGCGATTTTTGTAAAAAATCATTTTCGACAAAAGGAAGTTTGGCAATTCACCAAAAAACGGCTAAGTTTTGCTTAAAACTTCAAGGTAAACACGAAGAAAGCTGTTTTAAATGTGAAAACTGCACTAAAATTTTTACTCAAAAAACGTCTTTGTCAGATCATATTCCCATCTGTAAAGAGAGATATAAAAAATTATTAGATAAAAAAGATGAAGAACACAGTACTACCATAAAACGGCTTGAATTGGAAATAGTAAAGATGAAAAGATCAGAAAAAGAAAAATTAAAAGAGAAAAACGACTACATAGCAAAGCTTGAATCCAAACTCGAAAAACTAGAAGCAAAGCTTGAAGCCAAACTCGAAAAACTAGAAACAGCCGTTACAACAATTGCACTAGAATCGAAAGTTACTTCAAAAAGCTTAACTACGGTTCCGACAACTACAACCACCAATAACACAACCAACATTACAGTGACAACGAATAACGTGTTGAATTTGTCACAGGAACATGTTAAGAAGGTTCTTACGGAGCAGTTAGACTACAATGTGGTGTACGCCGGACAAGCCGGCTTGGCCAAATTTGTGGTGGATAAGATGTTGAAGAATCAGGCTGGTAAGTTGATATATAGATGCGTAGACCCTAGTCGACAGATGTTTGAGTTTGTCGACGAGCACGGCGAAACCGTGCGTGATATGAAAGCCGAGAAATTGATACAGTCGCTGTTGGAGGGGGAGGTGATCAAGATTGGACTGGACGAGGCGGCCAAGGGGTGGAATACGGAGGACAATCGATTGAATACGGAGCGAACGAATGTGTTTGGTCCCAAGGTGTCTGAGTACGCAGAGTTGAACAGGAATAATACGGTATTTAGGTCGAAAGTATCGTCACTCACTACATAATTTTATAATTACAATTCTATAAAATTCTGGAGCCACACACACACAATTAGATTTTTTTAAACAAATTGTGTGTGTGTGTTGAAGTCGCGTATTGCTATTAATATTTTTTAAAAATATTTTATAATCATATCTATAAATTTTTTAATAATTATATATTAATAGAAATGAATATACCGAATATTTCACTTACGGCTGTAATGCTTAGCGAGGATAGTATTTACGATAGCAATAGTTATAGTGGTCGTCGTTTTCAAGCTAAAGAGCTGATCAAGTCTATCATTAGGCTTATGTCGAATGTGGAGTACTATCGAACGAAGAGAGTACTCTCTTTCTCGTCAAAGAAATTGTTAAAGGAGAAAATTAGGAAGATACGAGAAGACAATAAGTCTTTTTCGTATTTATCGAAGGACGAATACGCAAAGGTGCTTGATACGTTACAAAAAATAAAGGTAATTTGTGACGAGTTGAGTAATAAATTTCTGGTTCACGATTTTTATGAAAGGCCGTACGATTACCAGAAGTATAAGAGGGACATCGATGGGAGTTGGGTTACCGAGCGTGATTTTAGGTTTGTAGAGGACGAGGATGAATAATATCACAAAGAATTATAATAAGGATATTCGTAGTCGTCATAGAGATCGTCGCCTTCGTAAGGCGTCAATTGGTCAACGAATTTTCGTTTCTTTTGAGCATCGATATTCGACGTTGTAATTACGGCGATTGCGTGATCTCTAATTTGCGCGAAGGTTTCGGGCGATATAAAAGACATATGGAAATTGAGGATATTTTCACGCCATCCGTTGATAAAATCTTCGAGTATGGAAAGGGGGTCTTCGCCGAGATCGACAAGGCGATCGAACTCCTCTTTTAGTCCAAGGATATTTTCAGGATGTTGGGTGAGTTGATACAGTTCTGGGTATTCATTTCGGACCACCATATTTAGCGAGAGGTCGGTTTGAATGATGTCGTAGTCTTCAGTTGGTTCGCCTGATAGGTTTAATAGAACGATGACAGCTAGCGGTAAATCCAAGTATGCAGATAGAAAATCTTTGACATTTCCAATCGTGTCACCTGGGTCGGTTGATAGTTCGAGCATATCGCCGGACATTTTTTTTACAGATACGCGGAATGGTTTGAATGACGCGTCATCATAAAGTGACACAAAACGGTATCGATCCATTTATTATATATTTATAAAGTTGTATAAATTATAAAATGAACACAATAAAAATCTTACTTTTCGGAAAGGGATGGATTGGATCTCAGTTAGAATCGATTTTTCATTCAAAGGCGGGAGTTACCATTCGACTGGCAACCTCTCGCGCCAATCACAAACGAGATATCGTCAATGAGATGGACGAGTACAAACCAACCCACGTTGTGAGTTGTATTGGGCGCACGCATGGCGAAATCGACGGACGTGAGATACCCACAATTGATTATCTAGAATATGATGGAAAATTGCTTGATAACGTTAGAGATAACTTATACGCGCCGGTGTTGCTCGCGCATCTTTGCAAGGAACGCAATACCCATTATACGTATTTAGGGACGGGCTGCATTTTCGAGTATGACGCGGAACATCAAGACAGCGGTTTTAAAGAGACGGACGAACCTAATTTTTTCGGGTCAAGTTATTCAATCGTGAAGGGATTTACCGATCAGTTAATGAGTTTGTATCAGAATACGTTAAATGTGCGAATTAGGATGCCAATTACGGCGGCTGTTAACGATCGTGATTTTATTACTAAGATTGTAAGGTACGAGAAGATTTGTTCGATGGCAAACTCGATGACGGTATTGGATGAGTTGTTGCCGGTTATGGCGGATATGATTATCACTGGTCGTACGGGAACAATTCAGTTGACCAATCCGGGCACAATTTCACATGAAGAGATATTGGAGATGTACCGAGAGATTGTTGATCCGGAAAAGACGTGGACGACGATGACGTATGAGGAACAAAGCAGGCTGCTTAAATCGAAACGGTCCAATAACTATTTGGATACGTCTTTACTGCGTGAGTGGTATCCGGACGTTTCGGATATCAAAACGGCGATTAGAAGGACGTTGGAGACGCGAAAGAGTTTATAATTTTCTATTGTAAAAATTATAAGATTTGTACCAAATTGGAGTCGGCGAGACGGAGGGCTAGTTCGCGTTTTGATAGAGCTGCGTGTCTAATACGGTTTGCCCTAGCAATATCGCGAAGTTCAGGAAGACGCAGTCCAACTCTATTTGAGGTCAGAGAAACAATGGGGAGATTTACGACAGGAAGGTCGTGAAATTCTGGAACGTTCGGAATATCCTGAATATCCTGAATATTCTGAATATCCTCTCTAAGTAATTCCTCTTCTAGATTTTTAGAGATTTCTTCGTCTTGTTCCGTATCCATTACCTCGATTGGAATATCAACAGATGATGTGGCGATAATGGTTTTCATGAGAAGGTGAATCTGGTTTATATGTTGAATATCTTGATACGGCCTATCAACGAGATTTTGGACATCGTTTAGCCGTTCAACCAGCGCGACTACACGTTGTTGCAGCTCGTCGAGTCTTTCAGTGGCCATTAGAGTATCGATAAAAGAAGGTGTTAGTATACTGAGGAGAAGCGTTAGCGATGTCAAGGTGTCCGATTCGATCTCAGCTAGTGTATGGTCCCATGTGTCAAACGCCGTGTAAATATCGGAATGAATCCGTTCGTTGTCTTTTTCGTCTTTCTCTATTTTTTGTTTGAGCAGATGCTGATCTTCCACTTGTTTTTCGTATCGAATACGGGCCTGTTCGCGGTATTCGTTCATATTTTATAGATATTCCAATACTAATGCGCGTAATTTTCAATTTTACTAATACCTAAACCGTTCCAATTTTTCAAAGGTTGTGAGCCCATCTTCGTGAAAAATTCCAAAGTGCCGTCGCCGTCTTTCATCGATGTCGTGAGCCTTCTTGCGCTTGTTGCACCAGTAAAGGAGGATACAAACGCTATCGGCGATATCGTGAACGCGGTCGTACATCGTCATTTGCTCTGCCAAATAATCGGGGATATGGCGACTGGCTATTTTTTCCGAGTATACTTTTCGCTGGTCGTAGTCAAGACTTGTGAGATTGAAATAGGAATGGACATTGCGGGGTGAGATAAGATAGGTTTTCGCGCGAAACTTTGAGAATATTAGCTGTTCGACGGCTGTCAGACCATTTGGAGGCTGTCTTTCAACTAGGATAACGTCAGCTTCTTCAAAAAACGGTTTATTTTCGTGTATAAAATGATCGACCCAGTCTGAGATGGTCCGCGTGTGGTATAGTGGGCATTCTTGTGATTCGCTTACAATTTTGCCTGATTTTCGGTGAGTATATGTAGTAATATCGATTAGATCGACCCAAAATATTTCTAGAAGTGTACCGTCGTCGTTGACATCAGCAAACGAAAGACCAAGATGGATCAATCCAACGTCGATACTGAGAACGAACATACTACATATTATATAATATTCTTATAAATGTTTATAAATGTTTTTATGAGTACAGAAATCGAATAAATTAAATTTTTAAAACTTAAAATAAAGAATGTCTTTCCCTAATCCTAACTATGAACATCGTTCGTCAGCGTATCCTTATTTCTCAACTCTATCGGGCTATTGCGACAACACATTTGGATTTATGAAGTTTAATCCGCCCTTGTCTAATTCTCTTCCGTACCCGTACGCTCGAAATCAGGAAGCGCCTATTAAATACCAATTTGACTATGAGTCTCTGTCGTATCCATCCACGCAGGAAAGCGCTAATCTAAATTGCAATTATGCATCTATCCAAAATGGGTATCGAAAATAAATTTACATATTTCACCAAGAATTGGTATTTCAATTATATATTGTATAATCTATATAATTTATTTTGTTTTCTTAGAACTACTTTTCTTAGCCTTCGATCGACTTTTCTTGGTGCTTTTCTTGGCACTTTTCTTTGTTTTCTTCGATCGACTTTTCTTGGCACTTTTCTTTGTTTTCTTCGATCGACTTTTCTTGACACTTTTCTTCGGTTTATTGGACCGGGTTTTCTTAGCGCTTTTCTTCGAACGTCTTTTCCCCATTCCGTACACTCCGGTAAGCTCAGTATCGACTTCAAGCATCTCGATTGTATCGCCGTCTTGAATACCACCTGGGACACATGTATCAAGTCGTCCATCTAATATAATTGGATTGGTACCATCCGAACCTTGTGGCTTAACGAAAAGTCTGATTTCGTTACCATCATCATGCATTTCACGCAACTGTTTAATTTGTTGTGTGACATCATGTATAGTTGCGTTATCTGGCACAATTAGCGTGATCATAGAACCAGAGAAGTCTTTGATGTGAATAGTGATCAAAGGGCCGTCTATACGGCGAGGCTGGGGTTGTTGTGGTTGATATTGTTGCATATCAACCATCTGAACCCCGGTATAACGGTTACGTGCCTCCATATCCATTAGCATTCGCGCCATCATGTCGTCCATTTTTTTGCATTTCGGACCACTCATTTATGTTAATGTTTTAAAATATTTTTTTACTGAAAATCGTTTTTTACATGATTGATCAGTGTCATGACGTTTCCATGCATAATTTTCAAGTCGTCTTTTTTGTCTTCATCGTGGACCGATTTAATTTTGCATTCCAACTTGTCATGGAGCCTTCCAAGTGATTTTTTATAGCATGCAATCTTTTCGTCATAGCCGTATTCTTTGGCCAATATCATCCAACCCAATTGTTCAAACATTTTTACAAACCATTTTTCGAGGCCTTGCATTGTAGCGGGGTGATCGCATTCTGGCTGCATGTTGGATTCAAAGTGGAATTTCTTAGACTTCTTAACAGAGTGTTTCTTCGAGTGAATAGGAGAGCGTGAATGTTTCACATACTGCTTTTTCCCTACTGATTTTAGTGAAATTTTTATTTACAGTAAATAAAAATTTTTCACTTGTTCATCGCATCCATAATATGTACATATCTCATTGGCATTTCTTTTTCATAAGTAAAATCGCTTAATTTAAACTCGTGATCCAATTGTGTAATGGATCTTGTTATTTCTCCGTCCTTTTTCGATACGAAATACAGGAATAAGGTTTTCGATTTGGAAATTTCAGTGAGACGTATCCAATATAGTGTAGATGGGAAATCAGCCCTACCAACCCATTCCTGTTCTTTTTGGCGAAAGATGGTGTATTCTGGGAAATCGGGGAATTCGATAGGAGGCGTAACGATAACGGTAAGATTAACGGTAAGACCGTTGTAGTACATCTCTTCAATGGTTTTCCCACGATCGATATCGATGCCATTTGTCAGGAAACGGAATTGATCTGAACGGAAATCTTCATATCTTGGATAGAAGTGCGATTCCAGTTCAAAAAGAACCTTATCAAAAAACGACGAATCTGAATTGAAACAGTCTAGCGATGTTGAATACGATTCACCCGATTCTAAATGATAAACGATATTATATTTCATATTAGCGTTTAGTAGTGTGAAGGATATTCAAATCTATCATTTTTATTTATTATTTATAATAAAATGGCAGAACCTCAAACAATACATAGTCTATCTTTGTCGCAATGTAGCGGTTTACAGCGTATTGAACCAAAAGACAGAAATGGATGTTGCGCGTGTAAAGAGCGTACTAAGTCGGGAATGTTTTGTGATACTAACAGACATAATGATATTTGCACGCATATTAGTCGTATATATCAACAGACTAAAAACAATTTAAGTATGTATTTTGATATTTCAAACGCTGAATCATTGATAGGCGAAATCAGACACAATGTTAATTTATTTATTGCATCAAACTCTGTAACTATTCTAAATTATAATTTATTAAGAAAAAAAATTACAGATGATGTCAAAAACTATAACGATCAAATAATTACGTTTAATGACGAACTTAAATTAAGAAACGATTTCCAAAAAAAATGTATGAGTCATATGGATGGAGGGAAACTAAGATGCCCTATTGATCATGATCATTGTTTACGTGTTAAATTGCTTGAAAACATAATACCTATGCTAGGAGAAGCGGTTGAAATTCTCAGAGGATTTTTAGAACAGATATCACAAAAACCTATTCCAATGAGTCAATTTGTTAAAAAAGAGGAAGAACTTTTAAAGTGTAAAGACAATCTTGAAGAGGCGCTTCGTTTACAGCGGGAAATTGCTGTCAAGATGCGTAATAATAGCCCTGCTAAAAATGAACCGAATGCCGATTTACAATCGTTCATTAGTAGGTTGAATCGCAACTCGCCTGATTTGATCGAGTATTTAAGTTTTGTAGGGAAAGGAGATGATATTTACGATGTCCTACAAAACATAGACAATAGCCGTGTGGCAATAATGATATCGTACTTAAATGAAAATAAGGCATCAATTGAAGATAAAGAACGGGATAAAGAAAGGGCTAAAGCCCGCGATGCAATGTTTGTTGACGGAAAAATAAAAGGAAGTTTTGTATTAGGAGGTAAAAAGAAAGATTTCAAGTTTGTTGCACATTCCGCATCACCTCAAAAATGTGTTAGGTATTCGATTTCGGTAAAGACGTTGGCAGGCGAAATGCATTATTTGTGTACAGATAATGAAAACGATAACGTATTGCGTGTAAAGAATGCCCTACGACCATATATTAACCCTATGCCATCTGTGCGCCGCATGGTATTGACTGAAATTCTTGATGACGGGTCATTTAAAATATGGGAGGATCAAGAACCCATTCCCAAAAATTTAGTGTTAAATCTGGTGATAAATGATCGGGAGCCGGACGTGTGGGATAGGCTTATTGAAAACTCTACCTAATCTAGAAATCTCCAAAGGTGTAAATATATTTTAAGTATGTAAAATATATGTAAGTTAATATGTCAGAACAATCGTATCTGACTCTTCTCAGCCACGTTCTTGATGACGGCGAAGATCGTCCCGATCGTACACAAGTAGGGACACGCAGTATCTTCGGGCCACAGCTTAGTTTCGATATGGCACTAGATGGCTTCCCGCTCCTTACTACAAAACGTGTTCCCTTCAAACATATCTTGACAGAGGTTCTTTGGTTTATATCGGGTGCAACCGATACATCGTTTTTGAAGGAGAATAATGTGTCTATATGGGACGCTAATACATCAAGGGAATTTTTGGACGGACGAGGTCTAGTGGACTACAAACAAGGTGAACTTGGGCCACTATATGGGTATCAATGGCGACACTTTGGAGGTGATTTTAGAGATCCGACGTCAAAAGGAGTCGACCAGTTACAACGGATGCTTGATTTGTTACGCACCGATCCTACTAGTCGCAGAATATTTATGTCGGCTTGGAATGCGACCGATCTCGATAAAATGGCATTGGAACCTTGCCACGTTTCGTTTCAGCTTTACCTGTCCAATGGATTTCATCTAGATGGTAAAGTAACGTTGCGATCTAATGATCTCTTTTTGGGAGCGCCTTGGAACATCGCCGGGTACGCCTTGCTATTGGAGATGTTTGCACACCTTTCTGGGTATTCACCTGGACGTCTGATCTATTCGATTGGAGACGCCCATATATACCACACGCACATGAAAGCCGTTTTATCTCAGATAGAACGACGTCCTCGTAAATTTCCGCGATTGGTGTTTAAGCGAAAGCATGAACGATGGGAGGATTTCAGCATGGACTCGGTTGAGATAGAGGGGTACGACCCGCATCCGGCTATCAAGGCGGATATGGCTGTATAAAATTGATTTCTTCACGCTTTTATTATTCAAAATTCAGAGAAAATGGCATCACACATCAGCGAATACATTGAGCAATCTGATACGGAGATGACGAAGCAACTCCATAGGATGTTGTTTGATGATATGTTTGCTAAGATGAAATCCGAATTTCCACAGATATCAGACGATATTGTACGCATCTACATTCAAAACATGATGGCGCAGACGATTACCAATGTATCGAATATCATCACGAGTCGGCAAACGCCCGGTGAAAGTCAAAACGAGCGCGAACTTCGTATCGTGCAAAAACTCGCAGACGCTGCTAAAAAGTAACCGTATTTTATAGAATTTAAACTATAAAATCTTACCGTTTTCTGACGCTTTTCTTAACATTTTTCTTGGTCTTTCTAACGCTTTTCGTCTTTCTAGCACTTTTCGTCTTTCTAGCACTTTTCGTCTTTCTAGCACTTTTCGTCTTTCTAGCACTTTTCGTCTTTCTAGCACTTTTCGTCTTTCTAGCACTTTTCGTCTTTCTA